CCCTATCCATATTAGTAGCACCAGAGTTAGGCAAATCTGGAGAGTCAAATTCTTCATAGTTAAAATATTTAAGACTCATTACTGCATTTGTTTTTACATTTACACTTACCTGACTTACAGTCATCAAAGTCAAGTGTTTTGTTTAGTAGAAGTCTGTCTATTGTATCATCTTGTAGTTTTATAAGCATACCTTCAAGCATATCCTTAGCACTTACAAGCATTTCTATCTTCATTTCTAAATTACTAATTTTCTTTTTAGCAGCATCTAAGTCATCTGGGTTTCTACCTGTAATACTTGCTATTACCATAGCTATACTTGCTGCTATCATACCTATTAAGGTATTTACTATCTGTGCATTTTCATTAGGTATTGAATACTTAGTTAGATAAAAAAGTATAATAATAACTAAAAAGAACACAAGCAGACTTCCTGCAAAATGTCTTATATCTTTGGCAACTCCATTAGTAGGCATTTTCATTTTTTAAGGGCTTTATATATTTGTATTACTGTAAAGGTTAATGTAGCTGCCATTACAAGCATTTGAAGTATTGAGTTTATTTCACTCACACTAAATGCTAATGCAAATAAATTTGCAGCATATAAACTAAATATTTTCATACCATCATCCATCTCATTTTTTTTAATGCCACATTATCAATAACAAACTTATATCCATTGTTGATTTTCTTCATCCCACTCCGCCAAAGGATTATCCTCAGGTCTTGGAACTGGAGCTTGCCAATCATCATTAGAATCTAAAGACCAAGATGGAAAAGGTTGTGGTGAAATAAATTTATCTTTTGATGAATCATAAAAATCACCAATACCAGCATATTTCTTCCTAAAGTTATTATTATAAGATGTCTGTACCCAAGTAGCAGAACCTAATAGTGCGTTTAGAAATTTCTTGCCTTTGAGTTCACTTTCTGTGCCATCATTTTTAAGTAAAACACTATTGTTTACAACAACAACACTTACTACTATATTATCTGAATTTAGTTTTGCAAAATGTCCCATATTAACCTGTATAAGAGCCTGACCCATTAAAAACTATAACTGTATCAGAACCATCTGTAGAAACTGTTGGACTGCCACTTGTTGTTCCTGAATAGTTTGCAGTAGGCATCCTTAAAATTACAACCCCTGAGCCTCCATTTCTTCCTGTAGTTACCGCAGGAGTTGGTTGATTACTTGCACCACCGCCACCACCACCTGTATTGTCGGTAGCATTACCTGTATTAGTGCTACCACCTGAACTTGCTGTAGGTGTAGTGCTATTTGAGCCTCCTGCTCCACCACCAGCTCTTGATACTGATGAGCCTGTAATTGATGATGCAAGACCAATTCCACCTGTACCATTACTTCCAGCACCACCAGCACCACCGCCACCAGCACCAAAGAAATTAGGAGATGAAGTAGATGCTGTACCACCATTAAAACCTTGAATTGGACTTGAAGTCCTTGTACCAGCAGCACCATTTGTAGAACCACCGCCTCCTCCTGAGCCACCAGACCCACCAAAACTTGGAGAACCTCCACCGCCACCTCCAGCACCTCCGCCTGTTGAGGTTACATCTGTAATATCAGAACCAGTAACTGAGGAATTATCCCCTATTGTGCCTTGATTAGAAGCAACTGCACCACCATTTCCACCACCTCCTACAGTAATGGTATAAACAGTACCAACATTAAAAGTAAAGGCAGTTTCTGAGCTTTGATTTCCTCCTGAATTTTCAGAGCCAAAAGAATTTCTGTAGCCACCTGCTCCACCTCCTCCTCCATTTTGGGTACATCCTCCGCCACCGCCTCCTGCAATGACTAAATAGTCTGCTGTGTATGAAGTTGGAGCTATAGGTAGATTATAAAACTTTCTTCTTAACATAATTATATATCACTTGAATCCTCAGCAAATGTTGCTATAGAATAGAAAAAAATTGGAGCAGTAGCACTGTCATCTACACATTCTATTTGTAGAATATTTGAAGTAGAACCATCATCATTATAATTTACTCCACCAATTTTGTTAAAGGTATTGCTTGAACTACCTGCTCCTGCAAGATTTAAAGTTTGGTTACCCTTGATAGGGTAAATTGTTATAATTTGACCTTTTTTGTAGCCTGTTAAACTTATGGTATATGCACCAGTTAAATCTCCGCTTAATTTAAAAATTGAACCTAATGCACAATTAAATGAAACTGTACCTGTAAGTGTTGTAATTGAAACTTCATCAGTAAATCTTGGTTCAAGCATATCATTCTCTACTGCATCATTAGCAATAGTCAAAGCTCCTGATGAAACAGAAGCATCTCCACTAATTGCAAGTGTGCTACCATTACCAAATAAAGAATAAATCTCATCTGTGTTGGAATTTATGCTTGTAAAAGCTGTTCTTAGAGGGTCTCCTGTACCATCATTAGCACTACTCCCTACATTCACATTTGTCTTTGCCATATCTTTAAATTATTGTTCTATCTGCTGTTATTAATGTACTATCACTTCTTATAGAAGTTGTATCTGCTGTTAAAGCTAAAACATCTTCTGCCCAACAGGGAGGAGCTGAGGTTAAAGGTATTGCATCTGTTGTATTGGCTGTGTCTCCAAACCAAGTAGAACAGTATAATTTACCCCAATCTATAGTATTAGCCATATATTAATAATACTTTTTTTCTTTTTTTGTTATATATCCTTTTTTCAAAAACTCTTTTAGCTTTTGTATATTCTTATCTTTATTTTTATAACTCTTTACAGTACCCATCCAGAAAATCCATAACTGTTTTTGTCAGGAAAGACATCATCATTACTATTGGTAAAATACTCAGGGTATTTACTTGGAGCTTCAAAACTCATAAAGTCTACAAATCTGTCTGTATAATACTGAGCTATGCTTCTTTCTTTTTCTATTAGGAAGTCCACTTCATTCTTATCAGCGTTTATTGCATTTTCAGAGTTGTGCTTAAATATACCTTTGTTAGATATTGTATAAGCTGCATAAGGAAGGAACTCTACAAGTGCCCAATGACAGAGCATTGGCTTTATATAGGTGTTTACTAATGTTAAATAATCACCTGCAAGAGAAGAACCCTCAATATCTGCTTTTATTTTATCATATAGTTTTGAACCAAGATAGTTTTGGATATGAGTCTCTTGAGCTATAAGAATATATTGTATAAACTTATCTGTGTCAATGTTACCATTCAAGGAAGTAAACTTGACTATATCTTTTCTTGAAATCATTAATCCTGTTGCCATATCTATACTCCTTTACTTCTTGGTGTTTTAAAATTCTTTGGTTGTAAAAAACCTCTGTTCACTTGGTCTCTTGTTCTTTTAGCTACTTTAGAGTCATTTTTTACAGGTTTTAAACCTTCTGCTTTAGCTTCATTTACTGAAACCTCTGCTCTTGGATTTTTAGCATCAGGATTAACTCCTTTAGCCATGTAAGTTTTTCTCATCCAAAAATGTCTACATGACCCACCGCCTTTGTAAAACCAAATAGAATAAGTATTAGCTCCATTTGGACCCCATCCTGCATTGACTACTTTATTTTCCATTGAGATAATATCTTCTTTTCTATAGATTTTACCTGCTGCTGCCATTTTTACACAAAAGTCTCTGCTTTCACTATCACTTCTTAGAGGTGCATATTGATACCTAACTTTAAATCTTAAGTCTCCTATATCTTTATCTTGTTCACTTTTAGCATTTGGTCTTGCACTTCCTGTAGAAGCAAGTCCTATCATTTTATCAAGTGTTTCTTCTTGGTCATAATCTACCTCTCTTTCATCTACCAGCTCCCAATTTTCTAAATCTTCATCTTCTCCTAAGTCTATAAGTGCATCTGCTACATCTGTAGGAACTGCTGCAAGTTTTACTCCTGTTTCTTCTTCCTTAGCTTCTTTAGTTACTGCATTTTCTGTATCAATAAATTCAAGAGGCTGTAAGGTTACAAAATATAATTTTAGACTAATATCATTAACTGCAAGAATAGAGTCCATACAGTCCACTATAAGGTCCTGATATGGTCTAATAGTAGTGTTTTGAAACAGCAAAGAAGCTGTTCTAATCTCATCTGCATTATTTCCAAGACCATTGTTGTCATCTCTAATACCTAAAAGTAAAGGTGAGGTTACTCTATGACCTACCATAATTTTCTTTGCTGCCTCAGAAGATAAATACTCATAGTGAGCAGGAGCATCATTTAAAGGCACATCATCAATAGTAGTTTTGCTTTCAGCATTATTGTTAAAAGCTACAATGACCTTTTCTCCCATTGACCCTGTGAGCC